TGTCGAGCACCAGCCCCCATGCGTCGGCCCGAGCGTTGTCGGCGGCGATCTCGCGATCGACGTCTTCAGCGTCGTAGCCGTTGGCAGAGATCGCCTCCGAACGGCTCATCAGTCCGGATCGGATGGCTGACTTCATCGCCTCGGTTTCCTTCAGTGGATCCACCCACTGCCAGCCCTGCGGGATCCACTTCACGGCCTGCCACTCCCGACGACGCGTCGATCCACCACGCAGATAGCCAGGCAGGACCAGCGCGCCTTCCAGGACGGCCTGCGCCATCCATGCCGCCCAGATCGGGCGGCAGAGCTGATGCACGATCACACCGTGTTGGAGGTGCTCGACGCGGCGCCGGAACTCAAGGAGACCGGCGCGGATGGACGAGTAGTTGACCTGGGTGAGGTCTCCGGTCAGCTGCTCATAGGTCACGCCCATGGCGGCGGCCACCGCCCGGAACTGCATGCGCAGGAACTCCGAGTACGAGCCACCGACGTCGGCGGGCTGCGAGAACTTGATGTCCTCGCCGGGCTCCAGGATCTGCATCGTTCCCGGCTCCAGACCGGAGAGCGCCACGCCGCTGGCATCCGCCGAGCCCTCACCAAGCAGGCTGTCCTCCGGGGACAGCCGCGTGATGAATCCGGCGAACATGGCCGCCGTCTTCTTGCGCACCAGTTCAGCGTCGTCGTACTGGTCCAGTTCGTGGAGCTTCACCAGCGCTCGTGCCAGCCACGGCTCACCCCGGATCTGCCCCGGGCGCAGCGGACGGAACATGTGGATGATCTCGGAGGCGTCGACGCGCACCGTGCTCATGCCACCGTCACCGGACATCGGTGCGAGCAGACCGTCCTGCGGATGGGATCGATACAGGTGGTACGCGACCCGGCGACCCAGCCGATCAAATTCGATGCCAGCGCGCACCAGGTTTCCGTTCTCGGCCGTGGTGTTGAGCGTCACCGGCAGGTGTTCCGGTTCGAGCACCTGGATCTGCAACGCAACGGGCAGGCCATCCTCCGGGCGGCGATACCGCAGGCGCACCAGCACCTCGCCACCTTCGAGCATGGCGCGGCAGGCCATCGCCTGCAGGCCGTAGAAGTCAGTCAGGCCCGCCGCATCCGCATCCTGGGTCCAGTCCCTCCACAGGGATTGAATGGACTCACGGGCTGCGGCGTCGCCCACCATGGACTGCGGCTTGATGCCAGTGCCGATGGCGTTGGCCACATAGGCTTCCAGCGCCGCATTGGCCCACGCATTGCGCCGCACCAGGTCCCGACTCTTCGCGCGCAGTTCGTTCTGGGTCTGCAGCAAGGCGCCGACGGCACCCGGATTGCCGACCATCCACGCCAGGGCGCGACGGCCGCCACCCACGCCGTCATAGGTCGGCATGCCACCGAGGAGTCGGCGGCGAATGGACTGAATGAATCCCATCAGAAGCCCTTGGTGGTCGTCACGCGGATCTGCCGCGCGATGGGAGGAACCAGGCCAGTGGCGGCCGATTGCTCGGCGAGTCCCGAGCGAACCAGTCGCATCGCTTCCTTCAGTTCCTCGATCGTCCGGTACTCGACGGTCTTGTCCGCGAAGGTCACGCGTCGTTCCCCGCGGGCCACAGCGCCTTCGAGCGCTTCGAGTTGTTCGAGCGTGTAGGCCATGGTCATCCCACCTTGATCGCGACGAGATTGCTGCCGGCCTTGACCGCCACGACCACGTTGGCGTTGCGACTGCCGAAGCGGATCTGAAGCAGCCCTGCGGTTGCCCCCATCACGACCAGCAAGTTGCCTAAAGCCAGAGCGCTCGAATTTGCGAGATCGATACCCGACGTCGCGGCACCAGCGTCACTGCTGCGCTGATTGGCGTTGGTCGTCGCAGTAAGGCTTGTCGGCGTGTTCCACTGAGCCACCACCGTCGCACCCGTTGGCACGGTCTGGGTGAGGCGGATCCCGTTGTTGGTAGCGGCCGACTGAAAGAGAACCTGCGCGCTGATGGCGTATGTCTCAAAGGCAGCCAGGCTTACGGCCAGCCCGGTTACGTTTGCCAGCGTCGCGGAGTTGTTGGTGACGTCTGCCGTCAGCTTCACCGTCGCGAGACGAGCGTCGGAATTGACGTCGACCCAGGTCGCCCCGTCGCACCAATACAGATGGGCATCGGTCGATAGCCGAGCGATCGCGCCCGCCAAGATCGCTGAAGGTGCCGGCAGGGCAGAGACAACCGGCACGACCCGGTAAGCCAGATCCTTCACCGCTTAACCCATCACCACGACGCGGTACGCGTTGCTGGCCGGTGCACTGGCGAAGTTCAGCCGCGCGGTGTTGACGGTGGGCAGGCTCACGTCGCAGTTGACCTGCTCGTAGCTGCCCGATGCCTGGAACACCTGGACGATCACATCGCGGGTGGCGAAGTTGTGATTGACGTCGAACTGCGTGCTGCTGCCGTCCCCGATGGTGGCTTGTGCGCGGCGCGGCTTGTTCGTCCAGTTGTTGAGCTTGAGCGGCGTGACGATTCGCAGGTCGTCCGTGCCGCCATCTGTCTCCGCTTGCGTGGCGATCTCCGCAATGCCGGAGCTGGTCTCCGATGCCGCGCCCACCGTCGCACCGAACTGCAACCAGGTGACCGTCGTGGTGTCGAGCACGAAGTTCACGACCGACTGGCGCCAGCTGGTGCCGGCCGACGTTCCTTCCTCCACCGTGGCGACGGCCTGCTCCAGTTCCGACGCGGTGTTGGCGTCCAGCGCGCGAGTCATGGCGATCGCAGCGCCGTTCCAGATGTAGATGCCGTTCTCGGCGCCAAGGGTCTGAGCCTTCACCAGAACCCGATCCCCAACGGCCACCGTCACGCCGTCGATCGATGCGCCAGGCGAGGACAGATTGAGGTTGGTCTGCGACGCGACGCGGCAGGAGTCCTTCCATGCCAGGCCTTCGACGGCAGAGTTCAGGTCAGCCAGCCGTGCCGGCTCATCCGGGTTGACCGGCGACGGCAGGTTGCGGACACGGGCGACCCCGCCAAAGTCGAGGTCAGAGAGTTGCTTACGGGACATTCAGTTCTCCTATCAAGTCAATCGGGCCAGCCCGGCAATCGGAATGGCGAAATAGATGACGAGCTGGTTCGGGCTCGTGTGGCGGACATCGGCTTCAACTTCGGCGCCGCCGCTGTCGACGATCGACACCGAAGGCCGAAGGCCCAGGTTGTGGTTCACGGTCCAGACCCTGGCGGGCGAGACCTGTACGAACTCGTACGTCTGGCTACCAGCACCGCCGCCGTTGGTCGGGCGCTCTGCCAGTTCGTTGATCGCGGCGACCAGGTCTGTCTTGGCATCGGTCTTCAAGCGATCGAGGGCTCCGGTGCGCGCTTCCACGCCGCCGAAGCGCTCGGCCACACGCACCACGAAGCTGTTGAGTTGTGACTGCAGGCTCATGGCGCGCTCGGTCTATGAAATCCAGCGGCTGCGGATCACGCGGCGCACAGGTCTGTTCGTTTTGTTGGCTCCAGATGCGACAAGGCCACCGTTCTCGGTGGCCTCATCCGCGATCAAGTCGTGATCCTCTTCGGGCGGGTCAAGCCCGAGTTGCCGCTCCAGTTCCCGCCAGTGGCGGTCCTCGAAGCGATCCAGCCCGGCGCTCGACGCGGCGGCTCGGGCGTAGACGTAGCAGTCGAGCGCTTCGTTGCGCTCCCGCATCTTTTGCCACTCCCGGATGGGAAAGCCGTTACGGTCGCGCCGCGTGATCAGTTGCTCGGCGCACAGTTGCTGAATGAACTCCGCGTCGATCTTGGGCAGGTGGACGAAGCCGACCGGATAGGTCGTCTGGATACCGTCCTCGCCCACGTCCGCGCTCTTGCGCAGGTTGTTGTAGAACTCCAGCTTGGCGATGCCGACCGCCACCGAGTAGACCTTCACGCCTCGGCGCAGCTTCTTGCCGCCCTGGCTGACGTCCACGGCCGTTGGCGTGCCGATCAACGCGGCCCCTCGGGCCACACCCTTGACCGCCATCAAGCGGGCATCCCGGCGGGACCGCACAAAGGCATAGGCCTCCTGTGTGGCGAAGCCGGTATCGAGTGCGAACCGGGCCAATGGCATGGCAGCGCCGGAGGCATGGGTCCAGGTCTCGCCCAGCATGTCGCCCAGGCGGCTCCAGACCGCATCGCGCGAGGTGTCACCCATCAGCACCCGGTGCTCAACCAACCAGGACTCCTTGCCCCGACCGAAGGCCCAGACGGATGCCTCGATCCGGTCCTTCTGGACGTCCGCTCCGCCCACCAGCAGCAGTCCGCCTCGAGGCACCGTGCCGACGGAATAGTCCTCCCGTCGCTCGATCAGGCGCTGCCAATCCGGTGCTTCGC